TATATTCATTATATTTTTTAGTACCTTCAACTTCTCCATATCGTAAAATAAATCCTTTTAATGTACATTTTTGAATTTCTGTTCTCAAATTAATTATCCTTTGGATTAAATAGTTTTATTTTATTTATAAAATTTGAAATTTTAACCATTTAAACCATTAGTTTTATTTACAATATAAATATAACCAATTAACTAGGACTTGTTCCTCCTTATTATGATAATCAACAATTTCTGTCACTCTGTTCAAACATTCTTCTTCAGTGTTAGCAGATACACGAGCAACCATGTCTTGTTCTACAGTATCTTCATAAATGTAAGCGAAATAAAGTCCATTCATACTTAATGGTTTTTCATGATTATTGAACCATTTTTTACTCATCATTTTTCTCTCTCATTCTTAGGAATCCTGGGTGACGAAGTTTACCATCATCAGTAAAAAATTGAAATTTAATTGTAGCAAATCTACCAATATATTTATCAGGGTTTTCCCACATATCCTTGCGGACCTTATCTTTCAAATCCCCAACACGAGTAACGGTATCACAAATCTTATTAATTGATTTAGGAACCCTTACAATAAATCTTCCACAAACAAATTCATTTTTAGTTCCCTTTTCTCCTGGGAGAATTTCAATGATTTCAAACTCATCATCAATGAAAGGTTTCAATTTCAATGAAAGGCGGCTTCTCTTCCATTCATAAATTCCATAAGGATCTTTAAGCATTGCACCTTCAAATCCATTATCCAAATGTTCTTTACATTTTGCTTCCAAATCTTCAATTGTTTCAATTTTTTCACACCATGACCACTTCAATACTTCAATATATTTACAAGAATCTCTAAATACATCTAAATCTTGTTTTCTTTCAATCAATTGTCTTGAAATTCCCTTGCGGTCATAAACTTCAGCATTGATTGAATCAAACAATTTTAGCTTCAATTTTTCACGGTCAACATGAACTCTCTTTGCACATTTAACGATTTTAGATGTAAGTTTATATGTACCGGCATGGACTTCTGCTTCATAGACCTTAGATTCATCACCAAGGACATCTAGTTCCGCCTGAATAAGCTCGCAATTGAATAATGGTTTATTGTTTGATGAGAAAAACTTCCATTCGCCATCTAAATAGCGGACAGTACAACGATATCCATCAATTTTATCCTCTTCAAGCCAACCTTCAACAATTTCATGATCACGTTTGAAATTAAAAGTATCCGATTTCATAATCTTGATATTCTTAATTAAACCAGGATAAATTGCATCGGTTAAAGTTCTACCCAATCCAAAATTGAGGTTATTCTTGATAATCATTTCAACATATCTTGCTTCTTCAGGAGTTTCCACATATACTTCAAAATATCGTTTGATTAATATCTGTGCTTTAGTTCCCCGGAATTGTCCTGAGATCAATTGTGTCATCAAAAGATATAAACCTTCCATTTTTTCAAGATCATCAATATTTTCAGGATGTAAAGTATATTCTGGGATTTTGTTGACATAAGTATTTTTTTCAGGATTGAATACCATTTCAAGGAATTCTTTCAAATAATCGTGACCGAAAATTTTGAAAAGTTCTTTTTCCTCAGAAGTAGTAGGTGTAATACCATTTATATACGCTTGCATAATGGCTTTCTTTTCAACCATCTTGCCAGTTGCTTCAATTTTCTTAAAAACATCAAATATTGTCATAATTATTTCCTTTCTAAATCAGTGTTGTTTCAATTAATCAACAATATAAATATATCTATTTCTTTAGCTAATGTCAATGGTTATTTTTAATCCATTCTGCTCATTGCATATGCTTTAATATCATAGGAAACAAGGACAGCAGCAAACGCCATAGCATAAGCATTTTTCTTTTGCATACTTTGATTTCCATCATGAACCCAAACTGTAACACCACCATAATAACTATCTCTCCGACCATAATCTTCCTTAACAATCCATTTAGCAAAGCTGCTTGTGCCAGGTTTTATGTTAATCCAAGCAAATCCACAAACACCATCTTCCACAAAATATTTTTTACTACCACTACTTACTGTCATAGGAATAGGTTTAATAGCATTCAACGCCTTCCTACCTGCATCAACAGCTTCATTCCAAATTGCTTCATGATTGAGCTTTTTCATTTTAATTCTCCTTAAAGTTATTGTTAACTCTAGATATTTCGTGAATTAAAGTATCCAATAAAACTTCATCATTATGTATATCTTTAATACAATCCAACAAATATATAAAACTCTCCTGCATTAAAATAGAGGAAACGTCTCCTTCTGTTCTTACTCTATACTCCTTTAGAATTCGTTGAATATTTTTTTTTCTTTTTTTATCCATTACTTAGTTACCTATTAAAATACAAGTTATAATTATAGCTATAATAGCAATAGAATTTTGATTACTAATAATAAAAAATTTAATTTTTTTATTTATCGGTAACCAAGAATTTTTAATTTGCATTTTAAATCCTTTCAAGTTATAGTTTGCTTTTAAAACATCAGTAATAATAATATATCTAATTATAATAGTAATGTCAATGGTTATCTTCATATTAACAGAAAAAAAAACTCAATCAATTAAGATTGAGTTTTTACTTTGTTTTTAGAGCCCTTTGGACGACCACGCGGGCGAATTTCTTTAAATTCTATATCAGTTGCATTAGCTATAGAATTTTCATATTGATTTAAAAGTATAATAACTGTTTTTTTTATGTTTTGATTTCTTAAATCAATATAAGTTTCTTCTTTATTATCATAAATTTCAAAAACTGGACTTGGAGTATTAATAGGAACTCTTTTTAATTCATATCTTTTCATTTAAAAACACCTTCTTTTCTCATTAAATTATAAAGAAGAGCTTCTAGTGATCCAACTATACCTGTTAATATTACTCGTCCACCGATGGCAATGGGACAAATCATTATTCCAATTAAAAACATAAGATTAAAAAGAAAATATATAAATTCTCTATTATTCATCGAAATCCACCTTTATTTAAGTATTATCAATAATAACATCAGATTTTTTTGATGTACCCTTAGCTTCTCTATCTTCTTGAGCTTTTACTTTGATTGCATGAACGGAAACAGCAATTTCAATTTCAGCCATAAATTTAGGACAAATCACAGCATCACCACGTTCCTTTGTTTTAGGATCGTATTCATATCCAACTCGTCCAATTCCATAGCACTTCTTACATTTCTTACTATGTTCAGGTATTTTAAAGTCCTTGAGATATTTTTCCATATCAAGATCTTTAACTTTTTCTTTTCTTATTTTTGCCAAATCTTCGAGAATTCTTTTAGTGTTCTTATCAACTGCAGAATCAATTTCAGTCTTCATCATTACTCCTTTTAAGTTTTTCAATATATGCACATTCGATTATACTATCAGGTTTACAAGAATTAAATTTTGGACATATAAAATATTTATCCTCCTGTTCAGCAAAATATTTTTTCAAAAATTTTGGTGTTATTTTTTGTTTAAATTTTTTCCATCTACTAATAGGTTGTTTTTGTCCCCATAAAAACGTATGAAATCTAAATAAAATTTCATCGCTAACATGATTAGAAATATTCATTCTTAAATTATGAATTACATTTTCAGGAATTATAAAATCCTGTACAAATTCAATTCGTTCAAGTAATATTTTTTTAATTTCAGGTTCAGTTAATTCATCATATCTTTGCATCAGTAGTTCATCCTATTATTTTTAATTTCACTTGTGAATTTTTTCTTTGCATAACGATTTACTTCGGATTTACTTTCAATAATTTCAATTTGTTCTTTTACATATTCTCCTTTTCTTTCAAGAATTTGTTTTTCCTTATTAATAACAAATATGAAGGCATGATAAGTTGCTTGAGTAAAATAACTAAAAGGATTAGTTGATTTATCTCGATTAAATTTCTTTAAACCTTTCCATACAGTATGTAATGCGTTAGATTTCATTTCATCCAAATATGTATAATTTGAAAAGTTAGGTTTCATTGCGAAATGATTTACTAAACTTAAAACAATATTTCCTAATTCAGTTTCTTCTCCATAAGTAATATCTTCATCTTGATGCTTAATAATTAAATCGTAAAATCTTTCATTATCAATAAAATTATTCTTTTTTTTCTTTTTCTTTTTTAACATAGTTTAACCTCTTTTTATCAGTATTATTAAATATAACTAATTAAGAGAGAGATGTCAACTACTTTTTTTATTAAATATTTGATAAATAATAAAAAATGGATAAATATGAAAACTGTTAATGATAAATTAAAGAATTTGAATAACCGATAAGTTAATAACTTTTAATTCATATTTTATAAATAATTAAAAGGATTTTAAATGGATGTTTATAAAATAACAAATTTAGCAGATAATTACAAAAGTTATATTGGACAAGAACAAAAATATTCTTGTAAATATTTAGGTTCCGGAAAATATTTTAAAGAAATTAAAAAAATATATAATAAAGAATATTTTAGAAAAGATATTTTAGAATATTGTTATTCTCAAAAAGAATTAGATACTCGAGAAAGATTTTGGATTAAATTATTAAAAACTCAAGATATAAAATATGGATATAATATAGCCCCGGGAGGTGGTGGACATGGCCCATGTTCTGAAGAAACTAAATTAAAATTAAGTATTGCTCATAAAGGTAAAAAACTTTCAAATAAAACTAAGGAAAAATTAAGACAAGCAAATTTAGGTAAAAAACAATCTGAAGAAACTAAAGAAAAAAGAAGACACTCAATGATCGGAAAAAATTTAAATAAAAAACATTCTGAAAAAACTAAATTAAAAATTAGTAAAGCAAAAATTGGTTGTAAAGGTACGATGAATGGAAAACATCATTCTGAAGAATCAAAAAAGAAAATGTCAGAAAAACGTAAATTATTTTTAAAAAATGGTGGTTTACCTTCAATGAAAAATAAAAACCACTCAGAAGAAACTAAATTAAAAATGAGTAAAGTAAAACTTGGAAAAAAATTATCTGAAGAAACTAAATTAAAAATGAGTAAAGTAAAACTTGGAAAAAAATTATCTGAAGAAACTAAATTAAAAATGAGTAAAGCAAACAAGGGAAGAAAATTTTCTGAAGAACATAAAAAAAATCTTAGTAAATCTCATTTGAACAAACATCTTGAAATAAAGGATTATAAATGAAAACTGTTAGTGATAAATTAAAATCATTATATAGTTCTTATATTGGAAAAGTTGAAGATAGGTTAGATGAAAATAAACAAGGCCGAGTAAAAGTAAGAGTCTTTAATTTACATACTGAAGAACTTCCTGTTGAAAAATTACCTTGGTTTTTACCGGCATTTCCAATCACTGCTCAACAATTTGAAGGAATTGGAGATTCAGGCATTCCTCAAATTGGAAGCATAGTTGTTGTTCAATTTATAGAGGGAAATATTTCACAAGGAATTTATACACACACAATACCAGGTGAAAATGATTTACCAAATCCTGAAGATTACTTAGAGGAACCATTTGATTATAGAGTTATTAAAACTCCATCTGGTCATAAAGTAGAAATTAAAGATAAAACGATAAGAATTACTCAAGATGATGATACAAGTTTAATTGAAATTGTAGAGGGAGTTATTACAATAAATTCAGCAGCAACAATTCATATTAAAGCAGCTGATGAAGTAAATATTGAGGGTTCTAAAATTACATTAAAAAATGGGGGTCCTGGTAAAGGAGATATTCTTGTTAATTCTTCTAATTTTAAAACTTATTTCAATTCACACATCCACCCAACGCCAACTGGTCCTTCTGGTCCACCCATGACCACACATTCATTTATGACGGCGAAGGACTGGCACACAAAAACTATAAAGGTAGACTAAAATGAAATTTAAAGACATGAATGAAGAAAAAAATAATAATTTTATTAGTGATATTAATGATTTTAAAGAATTTATTGATAAGATGGTACGTCTTTCAAAAAAAAATAAAGAAGGACAATTAAAAATATCATTTCATAATTTTAGAGTAATGGTACAAGAAATGGAAAAAAAATATTTTTCAAATAAAGGATAAGAATGGGATTTCCACCAAACACATATCTTGGAGCTTTATCATTAGTAGGTGATCCTTTAATCGCTAAAGTAATTGAACCTACATTTATTGCGTCAAGAATCTCAAAAACTGTAGCAAGTCCTCCATCTGCTTTACCAGCTGGAAGTATTGTTGGTGAGCGAATTAAAATGGCAAATTATGTTATAGAAGGAATTGATGATAAAGTATGGAAGATTATGATGCTTATTTGTGTTCCTTTAAAGCCAGCGTTTTCACCACCTGCTTGGAATGCACCGCCGCTAAAACTCCCTACAAAAAGAGGAACTGGATATAGTAATGCAAAAAGGATGATACTTGAAATTTTTAGTGATGTATCTGAAGAAAGCAATAATCCTGCTTCAAAAAAAGTAGAACAACTTATTGCTATGAAAAAGGCTTGCATAACTGGACATAAAGAGGATGCTGCTTTAACAGGACCAAGAGAATCAGGATTTACAACTAATGCAATTTATTCTTTAATATTTAATGATACTTTAAATGTTGAAGAAGATACTTATAGAGTATTTCCATTGAGTGAAACAAATATTTTAGGTTGGCAACCTTATGAAACAAGAATTAATATGACAGCAGATATACAAATAAATTCACCAGCATAAGGAAATAAAATGAGCTCAACAGTACAAACATCAGATGGCTTTGCTTTAATATATAGCGATTTAGATTTAGACTTTGAAAAAACTGCAAATAATGACATTGCTATTTTAACTAATTTAAATTCTATAAAAGAATCAATAATAAATATTGTGAATACACCTCGTCGTGGAGCTTTAATGTTTCCTAATTTTGGATGTGGTATTCATAATTATGTATTCAGTCAATTAGATAAAATTACAAAATCAGTAATAATTGATATGATAAAACAGGATATAATTTCTCAAGAAAATAGAGTGATTATAAATTATATTGATATCACTGAAGATAAGTTAAATGAAACTGCTTTATATTTGAAAATAATATACACAGTAAAAGATTCAAACATTGAAGACGTAGTCTATACAACATTCGAATCTTTCAGATAAAGCAAAAAACGTTAGCCATTTATAAGACTAACGTTTTTCGATCTCAAATTCCCATCTGGCGAATTGAGTTATTCAATTAAAGTATAACCATCTTCAAAAGCTTCTGCTGGTGAAAATGATTTATAACCACCTTCATATACAACATAATATCCACCAACATCAGGATCATGTTTTGACATATAATCATTATCAATAAAAAATTCAGAATAATCACCTTCAGGTGTAATTACCCAAAGTCCGTCTTCATCGACTTCTGAAATATTTTTAATTTTTAATCCCCATACCTCTTTATGGCATTTATATTTTGGCATTTCTTTGCCTTTTGTTGACATGATTTTTCCTTGTTTTAAATCGTTTAATTGTTCATCGGTTAAAATTAAAATATGAAGACTGTCCCGATTTTCTATCGCTTCTTTATTTTCTTCAAGAAAATCTAAGTAATCTTGAGGCGTCCAATTTTCAACTTCCTCAATACATTTTCGAAGAAGTCTTAATCCTGCATAAGACATTAGCTTATCTCCTCATAAAGGTTCATAATTCTGTGAACATAATTTCTTGTTTCACGAGGTAGAAATTGTTCAATATCAACATAATTATTAATGTTATGTTTACTTTTGATTTCATTAATTCTTGTTACTCCACAATTATATGCAGCTGTTGTGAATAAAATTCTTTCTTCCTCAGGTAAATAATTAAATACTTCAGTATATAAATAATCCCAATAACTAATACCAATTAAGATATTATCAATAGAATTATAAGGTTCTGCATTTTTTGTATAAACCCATTTAGTAATCATCATTAAACCTTTAGCGTTTTTATTTGATCTTGCTTCAGGATTAAAGTTTGATTCCCAATAAATTTGACATACGAAATATTTCCAATCATGTCCATACAGATTTGCTAAACTTACAACGAAATCAATTTCTTCAAATTGTTCAAATTTCTTCACGAAATCTTTATGAGCATCTCCGTATTTAATGATTACGTTATTATTTTTCAAATCAATATTTAGTACATTTTTTTGATCTTCAACTTCTTTTTTGAAAATTTCAATATCTTCTAATAACTTATGATTTTCAAAAGATTTTTTTACATATTTAGCTGATAAAAAAGATGATAAAATTATCAATGTTGTTATAATAATAAAGTTAATTTTCATGTATCCTCCAGTAAATTATTTATTAAATTTAAAATAGTCGAAGATCGTATGTTCAAGGTCTTCGTTAATTTCTTTATTTATAATAATTCTCCTTTTTGATTCAAATTCATAAAATTCATTCATATTTTTTGAAATCATATCAGCAATAATTTCATCTACTTCTGATTCCGTAGGATGATTTAATGATTTTAAATCTTTAATATTACATAAATTATCTCTCTTTATTATTTCTAATCTTTCAACTTCAGGTATTTCGATTCCAATAATTGTGAAATCATGTTCAATTAAATAATCATATTCAACATTTTTACGTAGATCATCAATTATTAAGCCGGGAACTTCTCTTTTGAATGCTTTTTGCATTTTAATATATTCATCAATTGAATTGAAAAAATGATTTACCCAAAAACTTTTATTGATATTATCAGTAAAATATTTTCCAATAAACTGATACTGATTTCTAGGTTTTTCTACTGCAAATAATTTCGCATTCAATTTTTTTAATTTAAGTAAGTAGTTTTCAATATCACTAAATTGTTCATAAGTATGACCTACTTGTGGTTTCTTATCCCAAAATTTATTCATTCTTTCAAGTTCTTGTAAAAAATCAACAAATTCTCTACTATTATCAAAATGATTCATAAAGTGATCTAAAGCAATTCCAGGATTATTATAAATTTCTTTAATTGGAAATGCAAAAGAAGAAACAACCGCTTTATCATCCAAATAGTAATTTTTTATATAGTTAGCTAAGGAAGATTTTCCAGTTCCCATTCTTCCACATATTGCAATCTTTTCCATTATATATCTCGTTCCCTCATTGAAATTATTGAATTTAATGATCTTCCTTTGGTCCTAATTGCGGTTATTCCGCCCTTTAATCTATTGACTAAAAATTTCAAATCATCTCTTTTATTTTTTAAATCAATAATTTCTTTATCACCTTCAACATAAATTTTGACTTCTCCTGGTCTTAAAACTTTGTCAAAACTTTCAGAATAAAATTTATGTTTTTCAAAATTTGCTCTTTCAAGTAATCTTAAAATCTCATCCCATCGTCTTTCAAATCGTGTTAATCTTGACGACCATTTATGAATTAAATCAGATTGTCTTTTAATTTCAATACTTAAATTATCGATATCAATTGAACAATCTTCTTTTAATTCTTGATCTAATTTTTCTATTTTTTCTTCTTTACCCATTAATTCCTCTTTTTGCATCACTTATTTTTTTTCTTGTTTCTTGTGATACACTTTTACCATACATTGGATTATTTTTACCAATTTTTGCTTTTGACATTTTTAATTTTGTTGCTTCTGATACACTTTTACCTTTATTGGCTTTACTTAATTTTTCTCTGGTTTCTTTTGAAACAATTTTACCAATTTTTGCTTTTGACATTTTTAATTTTGTTTCTTTTGAAACAATTTTATCTTTATTCCCAAATCCAATTTTCAATTTAGTTTCTTCGGTGTGTTTAAGACCTATGTGAGATTTACTCATTTGTTGTTTTGTTTCTTCTGTCATTTCTAAACGTGTTTTACTCATTCTTAATTTAACTTCTTTGGAATGTGTTTTGCCATAAAATCCATTTTTTTCACCTTTACAATCTCTTCCACTTACACCTTCTCCACCATCAGTTAAATTAGTTAAAGGACCACCAAACTTAAATCGACCTATAGTTTTTATCATATCAATTTCTAAATCAAAAGCTTTAGTTTCTTCTAAATCAAAATTTTGTAAAATAATGTAGTCAGACTTTAATTGTTCTTTTGTATAACCAATTTCAAGTATCTTTTTAATTTTTCTAGTTTTAAATGAATCATCATATAAATTTAAATGATTATATATTCTTTTATTGCAACCTTTACCTACCCAATATGGTTCAAAATCAAAATGATATTTTTCGTAATTAAAGTTACCTGGTTTTCGAGGGTCTAAATAGACATATACGTAGAAATATTTCATGGTTTATTACTCCATTTTTATAGGTTTTAATTATTTATACTTTGAAGATTTAAAAGCGGGTGGGGTAATAAGTCCCACCCTAAACCTATAAAAAGGAACTAGCGTTCCTATATATCTATTTATAAAAATGTTAATATCGCATTATATTGAAGATCCAATAACAGTCTTTCAAAAATCCTGTATTTATTATTAATTTTTTATTTGGACATATAAAAATTTTATTTTCATCTCTTAATAATACAGGACAACTTACTGTTGAATAAAATAAATAAGCTTTTTTTAAAATATGCTGAATAAAATATCCTTGTTTTGGTGAGTGTAAATTGAATTTTTTAAAGTTTAATTTATTTATATTAGAATTTTTTAAAGAAACTGACATACTTTTATAATATGTCTTTATTAATGGCTCTAATATTTCACTTAATAATTTTTCTTCGTGTACTTTAATTGCATCCATATCCATAGGATTAGTTGTAGTAAAAACATTATGTGAATTAAATTTAGAATTTACTTCATCAGTAGTTTTAACATCATAATTTACATATAATGAATTTTCAACTAAATCAAAATAATATTTTATATTTTTATTTGTTGATACCTTTAAATCTTGTTTATGTTCAAATGTTTCGCCAAAAACACAATTATTATCCGTATATTCATTTTTTACTATTACTGATTTCTTCATAAATAATTATTTTTTCCTTTTCAATAATTTTAAAAAACTATTTTTATCAATTTCTACAGTTTCCTTTTTTCTGTTATAATCCTGTGCATAATAATAAGGCCATTCGGAATGTTCTTGTTCTTTCAGAAATAAATTAATACATTCATATTTTGAAAAATATTTTTTAACTAATTTTTGATTATATCCTGGTGAAATTTTACTAAAATCATTTTTAATTTTAAGTAATGATTTACATTTTTCTTCACCATTTCTTAAATTTACAATTTGTTTATTTCTTTCATATGCAAGCAATTGCTTATGTGTAATATTTAAAAACAATTCTTCTGTAGCTTTGCCTATACCCTTTACAGGATTAATTTTTTTCTTTAATAAATTTTCTGAATTATTGTATACATTTCCTAAAATTTTAAACATTTTATTATGAGAAATTATTCTCGGTGGATTTTTCCAATAAACACCATCTTCATCCTCAATTTTTTCTGCAAACATTGAAGGTACATCATCACCAGGATCTCCCGCAATACTTAATATTTCAACATATTCTTCAACGGTTACTCCCATTTGATCTTGAAAATTTTCTTCAGTATATACTTCATCTTGATGTTTTCCACTTCTTGCTCTAATAACAGTTACATTAGGTCTTACTAATTGAATCCAATCATGATCTCCAGAATACAAATAAACGTGATTTTTTTTGTTCAATTTCCAGGATAAAGCACCTGCTAAATCATCAGCTTCCCAGCCGTCAACTGCAAAACAATAAAATCCTAAATTTGGTAGAATATTTCTTAAATCATTTAATTGTTCATAAAAATCTTCAAGAAATTCTGTTCCGATCATCTTTTCAGTTCCGCCGCGCTTACATTTATATTCGGGAAATATATCATTTCTCCAATATGGTTTTTTATCAAAAGCTAAAATACATTTATCAATATTGTATCTCTTAATTTTATTTTCAAGCATTTTTAAAACACCGAAAAACATTCCAGAACTCATTCCATCTGAAGTTTCCATATTAAATGTAAAATGGCATCTCCACATTAAATTTGAAAAATCTACTATCATTACATTATTCATGAATCTCCTTTTAATATCCTTTTAAATCTAAATTTAACTTTTTACTTAATGATTTTATAATTTTTGGAATATCATCATGATCAAGACCGTTTATATTATATCCACCTTCATCAAACCAAACATCATAAGTAGCTTCAATAAATTGAATTTCTTTTTTAGTTAAATCAACTCTCATTTGATTCTCCTTTATTGTTATAATAATAAATATAACCAATTTATGAGGCATTGTCAACCATTATGTTAAATAATAATTGTCAGCCATCATTTTAATTTTATTAAAAGCTTCCTCTAATATAGAAGCTACTTTTGAATTATTAGCAGAAGCAACTGCTTTTAATATTTCAGCTGACTTTTTATGTGGTAATTCTACTCTAAAAGATAAACCATCAACTACAATAAAATGACGAATTTTATAATATTTATAATCATCTATGGATCCACCCAACCAAATATTAAAAAAAGAATTATTATGTAAAGATATAACTTCAGAATTAGGGAAGATGTCTTTAAATAAATAATATGAAGCATTACTACCTACAGGGTTATCCCTAATAATTTTTACTTTAGGAGGATTATCTCTATTCATCATATTATTAATAGATTTTATTA